CCAGCCATCTCAAAATCCAACCCGGGTCCGCGCACATAATGATCCCAATAATGGTGCAGCTCAGAATCTGCATCAAAAAGGTTCTCAAAAGCGACGTCGGACAACATTGAGTCTAGATCACCACTCAGGATACATTCCTCAAGATGCTTCTGCATTGCTACAGAAATCCCAAATAGTTCTCCAAAATCAACACGGGATGAATCAGAGGGCCCTGTGTGGGCCAACAAACAGGATAATGCCAACCGATCGACACTAGCCTCCCGCTTCAATTCATAATCGTACCAAGTAGTCCCGAATCTTTCCTTGATGCCCTCTGTAAGTTGCAGCGTTCGCAATGCTAACTTGCCCAAAATAGGGCACTGGGGACATTCACAAATGAGACTCATAGCTTTAGCGCGTAAAAGACCCTTGCGCACCTTGGGTCCACCGTGCATCAGCGGAGAGTGACTCCAGCCAAAGTTGAGCAGGACTTTCCTAGGGTCCCTGAAAGATATCAGGTCCCTTGACATTAGGACACCACAAAATGAAGAAGTGTATAGGTCGCTAACACGTTCTATCTTAATGTTGAATCCCAAACGTTGAAACCACTCCACCTGCAAATCACCTGAACAAGAGAAAAGGCCGTCATCTCCTTCCACAACACCTTTTATGGTTACACCACTCTTCTTAGCAACAAACAACGCAACCATTAGATTGGTGAAACCATTCCCCAAAGACGTAGACATCTCACCCGACATACGTTTCGCACTCACAGAGACACTGAAGCTTTTAAAAGTACAGTGATTACGCCCACCCAGTGTCTCACAATAAAATTGTGCCATACCAGGTAAGTTTCTCAACATGTAACGATAAAGTTGAAACTCACAAGCCTCCAGCAAATCTCGCTCAAAATGCGATTCATACACTGAGTAATCTGTAATGTACTTGGGGCCCTCCATGCCACGGAACATCTCAATGGGATACCCTGGTCTATCAATAGTCGGAACATGCTTGATAAATTCGGGCATTGCATACAACACCTTCTCAATTGCCGCAATCAACGGACCAAAGAAAGCCTTGAAAGTGTCGTCCCGGGCGCAGATACCACGTGCACGCTTATACTTTAGGTACGCTTCCCTCTTGGCATGCCCCTTAACCGCTTTAAGTAAGTCTCGGTAAGTTCCCAGAAATTCTTC